TGCTCGTTCCCGCGCGCGAGATCATCCACGACGTCATGTATGCGCTCTACCACCCGCTGGTGGGCCTGTCGCCGATCTACGCCTGCGGGATGGCCGCGTATCAGGGCGTGAAGATCCAAGAGAACTCGACGAACTTCTTTGCGAACGGGAGCAAGCCAGGCGGCGTCCTAACCGCGCCCGGCGCGATCGCGCAAGCGACCGCCGACCGCCTGAAGGCGTACTGGGACGCGAACTACACCGGCGAGAACGCGGGCAAGATCGCGGTGCTCGGCGACGGCTTGAAGTACGAGAAGTTGTCGGTCGACGCGAAGGACGCCGAGCTGATCGGGCAACTGAAGTGGAGCGACGAGAAGGTCTGTTCGTGCTACCACGTGCCGCCCTACATGGTCGGCGTCGGACCGGCCCCGACATACAACAACATCCAAGCGCTCTCGACCCAGTACTTCACCCAGTGCCTGCAAGAACTCGTCGAGTGCTTCGAGTTGTCGATGGACGAGGGGCTGGAACTGCCGAAGCCCTACGGGACGGAGTTCAACACCGCCGATCTCCTGCGCATGGATTCGACGACGATGATCGACTACATCGCGAAGGGCGTCGGCGCTGGCGTGATGAAGCCGAACGAAGGTCGGTTCCTCTTGAACTACAAGCCGGTCGAAGGCGGCGATACGCCCTACCTGCAGCAGCAGAACTACTCGCTATCCGCGCTGAACAGGCGCGACCAAGAACCCGCGCCGTCGGAGACGACGCCAGTCGCGCCGGTCGAGGACCCCGAGGCTAACGACCCCGAAGCTGACGACCCCGAGACGGACGATCCCGCGTCCGGTGACGCGTCTAGCGACGACGACGCGACGCTCGACGATCTCGAACCAGACGACACGGCGCAGCGGTTCCAGTCGGCGTTGACCGCGAAAGTGTTGGAGCTGACCTATGGCGCTTGAACCTGAGCAGATGGCGGAGATCGTCGCGACGGCGATCCGGTCGGCGCTCGCGCCGGTCGTCGCGCGTCTCGCCGCGCTCGAAGCGCGACCGATGGTCCACGGACGCGATGGCGCGCCCGGTCGAGACGGACTGAGCGTCATGGGCCGCGACGGCACGCCCGGCGTCGACGGGCAGCCCGGCCAGCCGGGGCCACCGGGACCGCCGGGAACGACCGGGCCGGTTGGCGAACCGGGTCCCGTTGGGCCTGCCGGAGAACCGGGCGCGCGGGGGCCTAGCGGGGCGCAGGGTGAACGTGGCGATCGCGGCGAGACTGGCGCACCGGGCGAGACGGTCGTCGGTCCTACGGGCGTACAGGGGTCGAGCGGCGACCCCGGCGAACGCGGCGCGACCGGCGAGCGCGGCGAACCGGGAACGCCCGGCCAGCATGGACGCGATGGCGTCGACGGACTCGTCGGCCCGGCGGGGCCTGTCGGCGAGCGCGGCGAGCGCGGCGTCGAGGGCCTGCACGGACGCGACGGACGCGACGGAAGCGATGGCACGCTGGAGAACCTGAAGGCGGTTCCCCATGAAGACGGGCGCGGCTTCGAGGTGTGCTACAAGGACAGCGGTCGAACGGTGGAAGGCTGGGTGCTGCGCTTCCCAGTGGTGCTTGATCGTGGCGTCTTCCAGAGCGTACGCGCGTACGAGGCGGGCGATGGCGTCACCTGGGGCGGCTCGTTCTGGATCGCCCAAGCCGCGACGCTCGGACAGAAGCCCGGGGAAGGCGCGACGGCGTGGCGCCTCGCGGTGAAGACGGGCCGCGACGGCAAGCCGGGACGCGACGGGACGCCGGGGCCGGAGGGTCCGACCGGGCCAGCGGGACGCGACCTGACGCAGATGGACGAGAAGGGCCGCAAGTGGTGAGACGGACGACGCGGATCGTGCCGGTGCCAGTCCCGACGCTCTGTCAGGGCGGCACGGTCGTCTGTCTCGGCGGTGGGCCCTCGCTCGTCGTCGAGGACGTCGAGTATTGTCGCGGGAAGGCGACGGTGGTTGCGATCAACGACGCGTGGCGACTCGCGCCGTGGGCCGACGCGCTGATGGCGTCCGACGCCGCGTGGTGGGCCTACCATCAAGGTGTCCCGGCGTTTGCCGGGCTGAAGTTCTGCCTCGAACCTGCGGCCGCCGCGCATCCCGGCCTGACGGTCCTACGGAACACCGGCGACTCGGGCGTCGAGGCAGATCCGACGGGGCTGCGGACCGGACGGAACTCGGGCGCCGCCGCGATCAATCTCGCGGTGCACTTCGGCGCGAAGCGGATCGTTCTGCTCGGCTACGACATGGAGGCGCGCTCGGAGAGCAAGAGTCACTGGTTCGGGAACCACCCGCGAGGGCTGCGTGGCAACTCGCCGTATCCCCTCTTCCGCGCCATGCTGACGACGATGGCGCAGCCGTTGATCGACATCGGCGTGACGGTCGTCAACTGTAGCCGCGAGACGGCGCTGACCTGCTTCCCGCGTCGTCCGTTGCGCGAGGTGCTGCTGTGAGCGCGCCGCGCGTCTTCGGGGTCGACTATCAGTTCCTCGCGTGCGGGGACGTCTTCACGCAGGGGCTGGTGCGCGCCGCGCAGACGCTCGGCATCCCGTACGGCCACGCCGACTGTCGCGTCCTCGACCTGCCGCATACGATCGAAGGCTTCCACCCCGACCTGATTCTCGTCGTGCACGGGCGTGTCGCGCACAACCGGCTCGGGCTGGTCGGGCGTCGTACGCCGACGGCCATCTGGCTGCTCGACGAACCCTATGAAGTCGACGACACGGCGCGCTTCGCCGCCGGGTTCTCGCGCGTCTTCGTGAACGATCCGGCGACGCTCGACCGGCATCCGCGCGCGTCGTATCTGCCCGTCTGCTACGACCCCGCGATCCATCGTCCCGGCGACGGGCCGCGCCCGTACGCGGTCGGCTTCATCGGCGGCGCGAACCCGACGCGCGATCGCTTCCTCGCGCGACTCGCGCGCGCCGGGCATCTCAGCTACGTCGTCGGCGGGGAGTGGGCGAGTCCCGAGGTGCGGCGTCTCTGCAAAGCGAAGAACATCCCGCCAGCGATGACGGCGCAGTGGTATCAGCAGACCCGGATCGTCGTGAACGTCTTCCGCGAGAAGCATCACTTCAACAAGCAGGGTGTCGTCGCGACGTCGCTCAACCCGCGCGTCTACGAAGCGCTAGCGTGTGGCGCGCTCGTCGTCAGCGAGTGGCGCTCGGAAGCGGAGACGCTCCTGCCCGAGATGCCGACCTTCCGCACCGAGGACGAGTGCGTCGCGCTCGTCGACGCACTGCTGCGCGACGAGACGCGCGCCGAGGCGCTGCGCGTCGCCTGTGCCGCGCGGATCGCCCCGCACACCTACGCCGCGCGTCTGCAGACCGTGCTCGACGCGTTCCCCGAGACGAGGACGTGATGGCGAACATCCATGCCGCCTACTGGGATCGTGGTCTCGCGCAGGTCGAACGGATGACCGGACTCGGCGCGTCACCGACCCCCGCGATGCTCGCCGGGGCCGACATCCGCGACGTCTGTCGACGTCTCGCGATCGACCTGCCGATCGACCGCCTGCTCGACGTCGGCTGCGGCACCGGACGACTCTCGGCGCTCGCCGTCTCCTACTTCGGGGTCGACATCTCGGCGTCCGCGATCGCCTACTGCCATCAGCGCGACATCGGCGCGGCGGTCATCGAGGGGCCTGACGAACTCGCGACGATCCCGGACAACGCCTTCGACTGGGTGTGGGCCTGCTCGGTCTTCACGCACATCGACCGGCCCGAGCAGCAAGCGTATCTCGCGCAGTTCGCGCGTCTCGCGCCGCGCGCGCTCGTCGACATCCTGCCGGGGGACGCGGGACGGACGGCCGCGCGGTGGGGCTGCGACGAGGCGACCTTCCGCCTGGATCTTGCGGCCGCCGGATTCACGATCGCGCCGCAGACGTGCGACGTCGTCGACGGCGCCGGAACGAGCGCGCCACGCCATCGTTACTTCATCGGGGTGCGCGGATGACCACGCCGCGCGTCTCGATCGTCACGACCGTCTACGACCGCGTCGCCTGCCTGCAGCGCTGCCTTCGGTCGATGCAGCACAGCGCGCTGGCCGACTGGGAGCAGATCGTCGTCTCGGACGCGCCGAGTCCTGGCGTCGTCGCGCAGGTCGCCGCGCTCGTCGCGGGCGCGGGGACGCGCGTCTCGCATCTCAACCTCGGGCGTCGCGCGAACGACTGGGGGATGACGCCAGCGTGGGCCGGGCTACGCGCGGCGCGCGGCGCGTACGTCTGCTTCCTGAGCGACGACAACGCCTACCTCCCGCAGCACTTCACGCCGCTCGTCGACGCGCTCGATGCGGACCCGGCGCTCGGGTTCGCCTACAGTTCGTGTCGCTACGCCGGGCGCACGGTCTTGAACGTCGCTCCGCCACAGGGCGCGCGGATCGACCTCGGGCAACCGCTGTTCCGCCGGTCGGTGCTGCTCGACGCCTTCCCATCGGGCCTCCCGTCGCGCGAGTTCGCGTGGGACTGGCGCATGATTGGCGGGCTTGTCGAGCGCGGCGTTCCGTGGCGGCACATCGACGCGCAGACGTTCATCTTCCGACTTGCCGCGTATCCCGACGTCGTGAGGCTACTCGCATGATGCTGTCGATCATCGTGCCGACCGTCGGGCGCGCGTCGCTGGAGGCGACGCTGCGGTCGCTCGTCGCGCAACCGCTCGCCCAGGTCGACGAAGTCCTCGTCATCGGCGGCGACGCGCGCGACGTCGCGCCGTTCGAGGTCTATGGCGCGCGACATCTGCCGTATCATCCCGGCGGCCACTGGGGCTGCGAGGAGCGAACGGTCGGGATCGGAAAGGCGACGGGGTCGCATCTGGCGTTCATCGACGACGACGACATCTGGCTCCCCGGCGCACGCGAGACGATCGCGCGCGCGATCGCGCAGACGCCGGACAAGCCGATGTTGTTTCGGATGCGCTACCCGAGCGGGCGCGTCCTGTGGGATAACAAGCGCGTCCTGCGCGGGAACGTCAGCACCCAGATGGTCGTTGTGCCGAACATCCCCGGGCGTCTCGGGCGCTGGACGACGCGGCGCGAAGGCGACTACGACTTCATCCGATCGCTACGCTGGCGGCCCGAGAAGATCGTCTGGCGTGAGGACGTCATCGCGGAGATAGGGGCGGAACGATGAGAGCTGAACTCGCCGGGTTACCGCAGGGCTGGTTCCATCACGGGGTGCAGATCCTCGACCTGCTCGACCAGCATCGTCCGATGACCTGCGTCGAACTCGGCACGTGGAAAGGCGCGTCGGCGATCGCGATCGCGCGTCTACTCGCGACCTGGGGCGGGACGCTCTCCTGCGTCGATACGTTCACCGGCGGCGTCAACGGCGGGCGCATCGCGCATCTCCCGAAGATGCTCGGCGAGACCGCGAACAACGTCAGCGTCGCCGGGGTCGCATCGCGCGTCCGGTTCATCGTCACGACGACGCAGGACGCGGCGGCGGCGTGGGCCGGGCCGATTAACTTCCTCTACGTCGACGCCGACCACACGAAGCCGTCCGTCAAGGCAGACCTGACGCTCTGGTGGCCGCACCTGCGCCCCGGCGGACTCATCGCGGGCGACGACTACGACAACCCGATGTATCCCGGCGTTGTCGAAGCGTGGGATGAGTTCGAGCAGGAGCAGGGCCAGCACTTCGCGCGCGTCGAGACGCCGCAGACGACCCCGGCGGGGATGCGTCTCATCTACGGGACGAAGGAGGTGTAGCTGTGAGCCTGATTACGCTCGCGCAAGCGAAGTCGCACCTGAAACTCGACATCCCGACGACGCCGACGCCCGACCCCGCCGACGCAGACATCCTGTTGAAGATGGCCGCGGCGGAGGAGATCGTCCTCGACTTCCTTGGGCTGCCCGCGACGTCGCCGCCGATCTGGACGGATGAGACCAAACCCCGGGCGCTGGTCCAGTCGGCGATCCTGATGGTGTTCTCGGAACTCTACCGCTTCCGTGGCGACGACCCCGGCACGGGCGTCAGCGCCCCGGCGCGCGGCGAGGCCGGAAGTCTGTCCCCGATGGTCGAGGGGATGCTGCGTCGTCTGCGCCATCTGGTGGTGTCGTGACGAGCGGCGAGTTGACCGATCGCGTCGTCTTCTATGAGCCGACCGCGACGACGGATAGTCTGCGCGGACAGGCGGTCGCCTATACGACGATCGTCGCGACGCTCTGGTGCAAGTGGCGCAGCCTGACGACGCGCGAGCGCTTGGTGTCGCAAGCGATGGACGTCATCCCCGAGTTCCGCGTCACGATCCACTACCGGACGGGGATCACGACACAGATGCGCGCCGAACGCGTCGGAGGCGACGAAGGGGCCTGTCAGGTCGTCGGCGTGACCCCGGATGAGGGACGTCGTTTCCTCGAGGTCGATCTGGTGAGGGTGTTATGAGCACAGGCAAGACGGCGCTGACGGCGGTGCAGGTCGCGGTGATGGCGACGCTCGCGAACGACGGCGGGCTGAAGACGCTCGTCCCGGGCGGGGTGTGGGACTACGTGCCGGCCGATCCGACGTGGCCGTTCATCTGCCTGGACAGCGCCGACGAGGTGCCGGAGGACAGGTACGGGCGACAGGGGCGTGCGGTGACGCTCGTCCTGACGGTCTTCTCGAACTATCAGGGCCGGTCGCAACAGTTCGACGTCGTCGACGCGATCATCCGGTTGCTGCGCCATGCCGACCTGACGATCACCGGGTGGAAGCATCTGGCGACATGGCATCTCGCGACGCGCGCCACCAGCCCGTTCGAGCAGGGCAACCAGCGCGCCGGGATGTCGAGCGTCACGATGCAGGTCGTCGTGCAGGAGACGTGATGACGGCCGATCGCGCGGCGCAGGCGCAGGAGTGGGCGCGACGCGTGCGACGGTTGGAGCCGCAGGCGCTCCAGTGGATCTATGAGAGCGAGTCGAGTGCGGTCGCGGATCTGGCGCGTCGCACGCTGGCGCAGGCAGTGGGTTTGCGTCGGCTCTTGGACCAGATGGCCGGGCGCGTGAGCGCCCACGGTGAGGAGTCGCAGCTATGAAGTCAGCCAGCCCGGACATCAAGATCGAGTTCGGAGCGGGAAGCCCGCTCTCGGACATCACCAACCTCGTCCTGTCGGACGTGGCCCTCGGCGGCGAAGGGATCTTCGTCGACGGCACCGCCTACGGGATGAAGAACGTCGTCAACATGGCCGTTGGGATCACCAACCAGCCGGACATCACGCTGGAAGGGTTCTACGACGACGAGGACAACGGGCCGCACGATCTGTTCGGGCAGATCAGCGGCGCGTCCACCCCGGCGTACACGCTGCAGGTCACCTGGACCGCTGGCAGCCCGGCGTCCTCGACGTCGATCCCGGTCCACATCAAGTCCTTCAACATCGTCGGCAAGGTGAAGGACGTCACCCGGTTCCGCGTCGTGCTGGCGCAGGCCGGGCCGACGGTGCAGACGCGACAGGGCGCATAACCGAGACACAAGACGCGCGGTCGTGTCCCGAGGAGCGACCCCGCGCCGTTGGAGGACCACATGGCATCACCGTTCGCGTCGCGTCTCGTCGTCACGATTCCGATTCCGTTCGACCCGCCCAACGAGGTGACGCTCCGCAAGCTCGCGGGTCGTTATCTCGAACGGGCGCGCAGCGTCTTCATGACGGGGCTGTTCCTCGACGTTCAAGCGCGCGGAGGCGCCGCCGTCCAGAAGGACATGCAGCAGCTGTTCGTCAAAGACGCGCCCAACAAGGAGGACGTCGACGCGCAGGTCAAGCAGCAGGCGGCTGATCCGCTCAACGGCTTCGACCCCTACGTCGTCGCGCAGGGCGGGATCGTCGCGTGGACGTATCCCGAGAGCCTGACGCCGGGACGCGTCGTCGAGGGGGACAGTATCCTGATGCGCGTGCAGGCGATCGACGATCTCGACGAAGACGCGCTCCGCTGGTTCGCGACGGAGGTCATGCGGATCACGAAGCCGTCGCTGTTCCAGACGTCGGCGGAAGTCGAGGATGACCGAAAAAAAGACTAGCCCGGCTGCACCGGGCGCTCGACGACGACGGCGCGCTGCCGGAGGCGTACTACATCGCGCGGATCTGCGAGGAGTTCAGCTGTCTTCCGTCAGAGGCCGAGCGCGAACTCCGACGGCAACCGGTTGGGTGGGTGGAAGAGGTCATCGAGGCGCGACACTACGCGAAGGCCAAAGCGATCTACGACCGGGCCGAGGACAAGATGGCCGCGACGAAAGGCGACGCGCTCATGCAGTTGGTCGAGGAGAACGAGTACGCCCACGCGAAGGCGCGGATTGTGCGACGCCGGAACCTGCTCGCGCGCGAGCGCTCGAAGGAGACGCGTGGCTGACCTCTTGACGATCGGGGTCGACTATAGCGAAACGGTGCGGATGTTCGAGGCGTTCGGCTTCCGCGCGAAGTCGCACTGTCTCGCCGCCGCGTTCATCACAGCGAACGCGGTCAAGGCGCAGGCCCAGTCGACGATGGCGAAGGGTCGTCCGTTCACGTTCCAGAACGTCGTCGTCGAGCCGCGTCGTCTCGCCGATGGCTACGCCGTCCTGATGAACCGCTCCGTCAAAGACATCGGCGGGCCGGGCGGGGCCGCGCCCGCGAAGACGAAGAAGTCCGCGGCGCACCATGTGGGGAAGTGGCTGGAGTTCGGGACGATGTGGATGCGGCCGCGCCCGTGGTTGTTCCCGGCGGCGGCGTCGCAGGAGTCGGCGCACTTGCAGCGCGTGATCGACGCGGTCGAGCGCGCGAAGGCTGACGCGGGAGGCGGCTGATGGCGACACTGGCAGTCAAAGTCACCGCGAACATCGAGGCCCTGAAGGCGGCGCTCGCGCTCGGGCAGACCGAGTTGATCAAGACCGCCGCTGGCGCAGCCGCGCTCGGGCGTAGTCTCGACGGCAGCAAGCTCGAACAGAGCGCGTTGCAGATGGCCGTCGCGATCAAGGCGGCGGGTGGGGCCGTGACGCTGACGGCGGCCGAGGCGAAGAAGGCCGACGCCATTTTCATCGCGTGGCTGGAGAAGGCCGCGAAGCAAAGCAAAGCCGTCCCTCCGGAACTGGCGAAGATTGCGGCTGAGACCAAGACGGTCGCGACGGAAACGAAGAA